GGGGCTTTGATGGTTGCGTTCAACCACAGTTTCGGAGATACTCCAATGGCGATTGGGTTGAACCAATATTCTCATGATATGGAGCGAATTTATAATTATTTGACTGAAGTGAGTATGAGATTTGTGGATGGTGATTATAAGAGTTTTGATAAGAGATTTCATCCGACTTTTAGGAAGTATGCCTATGGCATATTTCTCAGAGGATTGGTCGAAATGATGGCCAAAGAAATGCATTCGTTTGATTATATGGTGAAGCATGAAACTATGTCGCCGGCCCAATTGGGCATGGTTTTGATATATTTTCATTCTATAAATTTTTCTGGATGTTTTTGGACGACACAAATAAATGATGCGGTCAATGAAGCGTATTTTAGATATTGTTTTAGGAAGAGGTTTCCTCTTCTAGTTTATGATGAATGTATTAGAGGCGTTTTTTTGGGAGACGACCATGTGATGGCCATAGGAACTATTATAGAATGGACGCCAAAGATGATTGGAGAGGATATGAAGCAAATAGGTCAGGAATATACGGCAGCTGAGAAAGGAGCAGAGTTGACAGATCAATATAAGAGTTTCCATCAAGTTATGTTTTTGGGGGCTAAGCCTGCTATAGTAAATGGAGCTTGGACAGGAAGAATGAAGAAGGAGACATTATACGAATCTGTACAATGGACTAGAGATTGCAATATGAGCTTAGAGCAAACTTGTCAACAGATGATTGAATGCGCATCCCAATGGGATAAAGCGTTTTTCGAGAAGTATAGGTTAGAGATAAGAGAAGCCTTAGGAGATGAAGCTAGAGGTTATCATTTTACGATTTCTCATGGAGAACTGTCGAAGATTGTTGCTGCGCGAACGTCGAAGAGTGGAATGACTTTTCATGGATGGAGAGCGGAAGGACCGGAAACAACAGTTAAAGGAGTCGCACCGCAGAATAGAATTATGACTATAGTAGCAGAACAGAATCTGGAGAATGTGCAGACTCGTGGAAGTGACTTCGCTAGTTTGGCAAAATTGGCGATCAATCAACCACAACATGAATTAGACACGGGAACAAATAGTCAGATGTATAGAACACAATTTGATTGGTTAGATAGTAGACACACTGGTGATTTGTTAACTGACACGAGTTTCTTTGATAATGTACCGTTTGATTTGTTGACGTTTGGTAATCAGAGTAATTTGCAAAATATGCCTTTTCAGAGACATATTATGTTCACTACAGGAATTGAATTCACAGTGCAGGTAAATGGAAATCCATTTGCACAGGGTTTAGTTGCGTTGTATTTTGTTCCGCTTATTAGATTAAAGAAGGATATAATACCGACGTTTCATAATATATTAACTTATGAACATGTTTTGTTACAACCGAATACGAATACGACAGGAACTTTAACGATTCCTTATAAGTTTTTTAGATCAGTAATGAATTCATTCGCTGGAGCTTTAGGATCAGAACAGTACGGGTCGTTAGTTTTACAGGTTATCTCGCCTTTGGTTAATCCAAATCCGACACCGGTGACAGTAACGTTGTACACTCGTTTTCCAGAAGCGAAGTTTGCATTACCAAGACCAATAGCGACAACAAAGTATTATGATGATGAGGAGATCATCAGTGAGATTCCGACGACGTTTGCAGTGGATAGAGTGTTTAGAGCTGAAGGAAATACTTCTAGCAACACAATCACGTACGATATTCATGATGTGGCAGGACCGATCCCGATTCAAGGCAATAATATTGGAGTAGAGCAGACTAGTAAAGTTGATGCAAAAGCAGATGTTTCAGTGCCGATGCCAATGGATAATCCACCGATGTCGAGTGGTGGTTTTCCGATTTATTTGCAAAATACAGGATTGAGTAAAGCTAATGGAGTTGAACCAGTAATTGCTATGCAGTTGCATCCGACTCAAATGAATAGGGAGCATATGAGTTGTTTTAGTAATGATGAGACGAAGATTGAGTTTATTATGAATCGCAAGAGTATTTTAAGAGGATTCAACTGGACGAATGAAATGGCAGAAGGTGATATCTTGTTTCAGTGCCCGTTAAATAGTTTCTTGGGAGCGGAATATGGAGCGGAGATTCCCTCTATATTAGGTTTTTTAAATGAGTTCAAGTTTTGGAGAGCAGATATAATATTTGAGTTCATGGCGGTTAAGACCGGATTTCATTCAGGGAGGGCTATGGCTTCAGTAGGTTATGGAGCGCCAAGTATGGCAGCGGCGGATAGGAACGTCTATATAGGAACTATACTAGAATATAGTGCAGAGAACATGACGCAAGAAGTAGTAATTCCATGGAATAGTGGGACAGAGCGATTAAGAACATATGAAGGAGATAACGCTGACGAGACCGTTCAGAATTATTCAATGGGACATTTTATGGTGACAGTACAGAATAGATTACAGGCCAATAGCGCAGTCGTGGCTAAGAGATGTGAGGTGATGGTAGTTGTAAGTTTTAGAAACGTGCAAGTATCAGAGGTTAACATTTTCCCGATGACAATTAATGGATTTGATAGTAAGGCGAATTTGATGAAAGAAGCTGGATTAACGATAAGTAAACCATCCTTTTACGCGCAAGGACCAGAAATTGAGACGATTGAAGGAACTAAGATTGATGATGAAGCTAACAGAAATGTAGTGGAAGTTGGAATGAGTGAAACGAAATTACCAATGTTGAGACCATGTAAATTGAATTTGGGTAAGAAGTATGAGTATAGTATAGTAGACGTGCACGAAGTAGCGCGCAGAGGAGTGTTGACAAATGCCGTTTTGGCATCAAGGACTCTATCCTACAACCCCACTTTTTCATCAACGTTGTCAACGAAGACTGAGAACGCTTGGATTGTAGTTCCAACCAATAGGATGACTAAGTATTTTGCCGCATGGGCAGGACATATGAACTATAGAGTGGTTACTGATGATGGTGACAATTGCGTAGTATATTTTCAACCAACGGTAGCAAACTCTATATTTTCACAGGGCACGTTACCTGGAACATCAGCTAGTATATTGGGAGCGTCAGAATTGATATACACCACTAATCGGAATTATTTTACAGCAGTTAGAACTGAACCGATCATGACCCAAGCATCACAGACGCAAGGGAATATATCAATTCCATTTGATTCACATTATAACTTCTTGAGTTTGAATATAAATGGTAATGAACCAAAGCG